CGCGTTAGCTTCTCGACTTTCTCTCCCTCCCCGCCGAACTTGACTTCAAGTCGGAGCACCATGCGAACCCGTGCGGCGACTAAGACCACGATCCTGAGCCCGAAGGACGCGACCACGTGCACGACGGTCGAATACCTGCGCGCATCGGTCGAGCAGCTCGAGCAAGCCGTGCTCGGCGCGACCGAGTCGCGTAGCTGGCAAGCCGTCGGCTCGCTGAAGCTGCGGGCCCTCCAGGCGCGCGAGGCCCTCGACGTGGCCGTGGCCAAGGAGGCCGCGCCCGACGAGAGCATGAGCGACGTCCAGCTGGTGAGCATCATCACGCAGGCCATCGCGCAGCTGCCCCCGTCGCTCCTCGACCAGGTCGAAGAGGCCGTCGAGATGAAGCGCCGTGGGCCCCGCCTCGTGCAGGTCTCGTGACGGCTGGCCTCGCCACGCTCGCGCGTGCAGTGGACCAGCTCCACAAGCGCACGGTCGCAGACCCCCTCGCCTACTGGACCCCGACGGCACCCCAGCTCGAGTTCCTGCGGGACCCATCGCACATGCGCCTTGCGCGCGCGGGGAACCAGGTCGGGAAGACGACCATGGGTCTGGTCGACTGCATCTATCGGTGCCTGGGCGGGCACCCCTACCAGCCCGTGCGCCCCGCCCCGATTGAGGCGTGGATCATCGTGGAGAGCTGGGAGTCGTCGCTCTCGGTGCAGTCGAAGCTATGGGCGCTCCTCCCGAAGGATGCTCTCGTAGAGGACACCCTCTACATCCAGGGGAAGGGCTTCAAAGGTCGTCATCCGCTGGTCCGCTTCCGGAACGGAAGCATCATTCGGGTGCGAACGTCCAACCAAGGGTCTCTCGCTCTAGCCGGCTCAACCATCGATTTCTGTATGCTCGATGAGCCCCCCCCGGAGAGCATCTACAACGAGATCGTCCCGCGCGTGCTCCGCAACCACGGGCGCATCATCTTCACGCTGACCCCGGTCGGTGCTCCCCTCGGGTGGCTCCGGAAGCTGGTCGAGGACGGACGGGTCAAGGACTTCGTCTTCCCCTTGACCGTCGAGAACACGACGCCCATCGGGTCGCGTCCGCTCATGACCGCCGAGCAGATCGAGGCCTTTGCGGAGTCGGTGCTCCCCCAGCAACGCGCGCAACGCGTCTTCGGGGATTGGGAAAGTCTCTGGACGGAGGGCCGCGTCTTCCGGATGTTCGACCCTGCCCGACACGTGAAGCCTGAGATCCCGGTAGGTGAGGCCCTCATCGGCGTGGGTATCGACCACGGTACTGAGGTCGGCGCGCAGGTCGGCGTGCTGGTCGCGATGGTCCGCGACGCGGGAGAGGGCCACCCCCGCTTCTGGGTTCTCGACCAGGTACAGACCGACGGGCAGACCACGCCCGACCAGGACGCACGCATGCTCCTCGACATGCTCCGGCGGGCAGGTCTGGAGTGGGCGTCCGTCGACCTATGGGTCGGGGACCGTCGGGTTTACGGACGGAAGAACGGGTCGCTGAAGTCGAACGCCATGCTCATGTCAGCGATGGAGCGGGCCCTCCGCTTGCCGACAGGCTCCCTACCCTTCCGGATCAAGACGGCCTACAAGCCTGCCGGCTCCGTTTTCGAGGGTATCCGCATCCTGAGCGCGGCCATGCTGCGAGGCGACTTCTTCATCCACCCCAGGTGCAAGCGTCTCGCCGATGACCTTCAGCGGTGGGACGGTCGCGAGGCCAGCGAGCATAAGCACTCCATCGACGCGCTCCGCTACACTCTTGAGCTGGTGACCAAGCGCCTCCACAATCCCACGGTGGTGCGGCTAGGTTAGTCGCTCCTGTAGGGGACACCGATGTACGCTTTCTCTCGCATGCCCGCGCCGCCCGCCCCGTCCAACCCCGAAGAGGCCGCGCGCTGGGAGCACACGCGGCACCGTCGCGCGCTTATGGAGGGCACGTGGCAGCGCCTCCTAGAGGACCGCCTCCAGGCGCAGCTCGGGAGCACGCGTCGACAAGCGTGGGGCATCCCAGACCTAAGTGCTAACCCCTTCAGGGTTATCGCCTACGAGCTAGCCAGCCTGTACCTCGACGCTCCGGACGTGCATCACCACGCGGCCGAGACGGCGGCTCAGCGAAACGGCGGCACGTCCTCGGCTGACGCGCTCATCGGAGGCGAGGGCCTCATCGCTAAGTCGGGCCTGTGGTCCCAGATGCCTCGCGTGCAAGCGATGACCATCGCGCTCCGCGAGATGTGGCTTCGCATCGACGTGGTCGACGGTCGCCTCACGTACCGTCCCGTCTCGCCGGACATGATCGTCGCCGAGGCCGACCCGCAGCGCCCGACGATTCCCCTGGCGGTCGCTGAGATTCGCCTTCGGAACATTGACGGCGAGGCCGTGTGGGCCTGGGATGTCCTCGATATCCGCGACCCGGCGTTCCCCCGCTATGAGGTCCGCAAGGTGGGCGAGGGCGGCGGGTTCGGCGAGGACGTGACCGTGCAGGTCCTCGGGGTCAACGACGCGAAGAAGAATCCCGCGGACCCTGAATGGTCGGGCGCAAACTACCCGTACCGTCGGACCTCGAACGACGCGCCCATTCTTCCGGGCGTGCTCTACCACGCGAGTCAGTACGGAGACCGGATCTTCGACCCGTACTTCGGTGTCGAGCTCTATGAGGGGAGCCTGTCGCTCTCGGTGTACTACTCGTTCCTCGCGCACTGCCTCCGCGACGCGTCCTTCCCCCAGCGGTACGCCATCGGCGTCCGAGTCGCCGGCACGGAGATGACCGACGGGCTCACGCGAGGCGCACGCGTCGAGGTGGTCACTGACCCGACGACGATCCTCATGCTGGACGCCGCGACGGAAAGTCAACCGACTGTCGGACAGTTCCAGGCGGGCGCGGACGTGGCGACTCTGGAAAGCACTATCAGCGCGATCGCGCATCGTCTGGCGACGGACGCGGGCCTGTCGCAGACGGACATCCAGCGCACATCGGGAAGTGCGAAGAGCGGCTACGCGATCTCGCTCTCGAACGAGGGCAAGCGGATGGCGCAGCGTCGCTACGTCGTGCAGTTCCGCGGGACGGACGAGGAGCTGGTCGCGAAGAGCGCCATCATGTTCAACCGCGCCACGGGTTCGGCGTTTCCTGAGGGCGGCTACTCGGTCCTGTATCGCGAGGTCCCACTGTCGCCCGAGGAGCTGGATGCGCGACGGAAGCACGCGATGGAGATGCTCGAGGCGGGGCTCATGGACCGCGTCGAGGCCTTGCGCCTCTTCGGGAACCTGTCCGAGCCTGACGCTATCGCCAAGCTGGCGCTTATTGAGACGATGAAGGCGACGACGTCTACCGGAGCAGCAACCATGACCAGCGTGGAGCAGACGCCGTCGCCCGCGCCCGTGGTAACCGACGAGGGACATGCAGGCGCGATGGACGACGCCGTCGAGGAGCTGGACGCTGCAACCGCGGCCCTTCGGGCGCTGGCCTCGACGACTCGCGACGTGGCCTCTCGCGACATCCTGCGGGCCGTGCTGGAGAGCCTCGCGGAAGCGAAGGGCTACCTCACGGGCGAGGAGGTCGAGGCCGTCGACGAGCTTCCCGGTGAGGAAGAGGACGTCGCGGAGGAAGAGGTCGTCGCGCCGATTGAAGGCGCTGCGCCCGAAGAGAGCATCACCGCCGCCGCCGCTGCTACCGGACAACCAGCGAGTTCAGTCGCGCTGAACGGCGCGCAGGTGCAAGCCGCGCAGGGCATCATCACTTCCGTCGCCAAGGGCGAGCTGCCTCGCGCCACGGGCGTGGAGATGCTGGTTCAGTTCTTCAGCATGGCTCCGGAAGCCGCCGATACGTTGATGGGCACGGTCGGCGGGAGCTTCACGCCGCCCGCTACGATGGAGTGACCTGTGCCCTTCCTGAGTGAGCGGCAACGCGACTATCTGAAGCGCGAGCACCCCGGCGTCTACGCGCGGTTCATCCGCGACGAGCGGCGCATGGGCTTTGAGCTCAAGGCCCCGCCCGAGGTGGCCGCGGTCGCGAAGCGTGGCCTGGCCCTGCGCGAGGAGTTCGGTCGTGGCGGTACCAACGTCGGGGCTCGCCGCGCGACCCAGCTGGCTGAACGCGAGGTCGTGAGCATCGACACCATCAAGCGGATGGTCGCCTACTTCGACCGTCACGCCGTCGACCTGGAGGCCCCCGCCGCCAAGCCGGGACACCCGGACTACCCTAGCGCAGGGCGCATCGCGTGGGACCTCTGGGGAGGCAATGCAGGCCGTGCGTGGGCCAAACGTCAACTAGCCGTCTGGGACCGTGTCCAGGCAGCCAATGAGGAGCAACCATGAGCGAGACCACCGAAGTCACCGGGGGCGCAGAGGCCCGCATCCGTCAGCTTGTCGAGCAGGTCAAGGCCCTTCAGGGGCGAGTCGCCGAGCTCGAACCCGCCGCCGCGGAGGTGCAGAGCTACCGCGCGCAGGTCGAGGAGCTGAAGGGAGCCACGAAGGCAGAACGCGAGGCCCTCCGCATCGAGCGCGAGATCTACGCTGCGGGCATCACCGACGCCGAGGGCATCGAGTACGTGCAGCACGCCTACTCGAAGCTGAAGGCTGACGAGCGCCCCGCCCTGGGCGAGTGGCTCGGCAACAAGGAGGCGCTCCCTCGCGCCGTTCGCGCGTACCTGCCCGAGGCCGCGGCACCGCAAGCGGCTCCGGTGGTCGACACGCGCACCAAGCTCCCGGCGTCCAGCGCGACGGCGCTCCCCTCTCCGTCTCCCGGCGCGACGGCGTTCAGTGCGGAGCGCATCATGAGCATGAGCCCATCCGAGTTTAAGGCGAACCTCGACGCCATTAAGGCGGCTCGCGGCGCTCCTTGACATCCTGTCACGCGTGAGGGTACGAGGTCGATGAGGGCCACGCCCTCACGCGCTCGAGGCAAGCTCTCGTAAAAAGCGACAGGCGCGGCAAACCATCGACCCATCGGGAGGCCACCATGGCCAATATCGATTTTGCCGCACTGAGCGGCAACGCCCGCGTCTCCGCGGTTTTGCACAAGATGATCGAGATGAAGCTCGCCGACCGCGCCGAGCTCTACAAGGCTCCGCAGTTCATGAACTTCGGTACGCTCAACGGCTCCGGGTCGAGCGCCCTCCAGGTTCCCGTCGTCGGGCTCGCCGGAACGGACCTTATGGCCGCGGTCGGTGACGGCTCCTCGGTGTCGAACACCTCGATCACGTCCAGCGCGGCGACGATCACCATCGCGCGTCAAGCGTTGCGCTACGACATCACGGACCTCGCCTCGTTGACTGACCCCCTCGCGAGCGGTGCGGGCGTCGGCGTCGAGGGCCTCGCCAACTCGATGGCCATCGCCTTCGGTATGCGGCTCACCCAGATGATCACCGCGCTCTCCTCGGGCCTCTCCCAGAGCGTCGGCACGACGACGGTCGCGCTCTCCGTGAGCACGTTCTTCGACGCGATCTACAAGCTCCAGTTGCAGAGCAACGACGGCGAGTTTGCCGCGATTCTCGCGCCCCAGCAGATCAACCACCTCATCAACTCGCTGCGCAGCGAGACGGGCCCCGGTCAGTACGTCGCCGCGACGCAGGACCAGATTGCGGCGCGCGGTCAGGGCTACCGCGGGATGCTCTTCGGCGTCGCGCTCCACACGTCGTCCACTGTGCCCACGGCGAACGCCGGGGCCGACCGTCTCGGGCTCATGGTGGCGAGCGGCTGCATCGGCTACGCGACGGGTACCCCCGCTCCTGTTCAGGGCGCTGGCGGCATCATCATCCCGGCCGGCTCGCAGGTCGTGGTCGAGCTCGAGCGCGACGGAGCCGCGGGCATCACCCGCGTCATCGGCAACGCCTTCGCTGGCGTCGCGGAGATTCAGGACCTCAAGGGCGTGGGCATCCTGAGCAAGGCTACCCCGTAGTCGGGTAGCCGCCTCACGGTGGCAAGGGGGCGTCGAGGTGCTTACCTGTACCTCGACGCCTTTCTGCGTCGGAGGCAACCATGAGCGCGACATTCCAGACCGCTGCAGGCGGCGCACAGATTGAAGGCAGGGCGGCAACACGCCCCGGGAGCATGCGTGAGCTGCTTCCGACTGACGCGAGCCCGGTATTCTGGTACCTGCACCACCCCGGCCGCTGGCAGCTGGTCAACGGCGAGTGGCTCCCGGCTCTCTCCGAGATGCGCGCCGACCCCGGTGTCAATCGCGTCGACAAGGACGGCAACACCGACCAGGCGGAGCTGGCCTATCGCCGAAAGGGCTGGACGATCATTCCATGGGACGCGGAGCCGGGTGGCTACTGCGTGGCCTACGAGGGCCATAAGGGCGCGGTCCATATGAGCAAGTGGGAGAAGCCGAGCGTCTTCGCTGGCCAGATCACGGTGCGGTCAGACACGGCTGGCTATTGGGCGTTCGCGAAGCGCCTCCTCGAGGACGGCACCATCCGCGTCCCCGACGAGCGGTGGATCGACCTCATCATTTCGGACCAGGCGCGCAAGGTGGAGGAGCTCCGCGGGAAGGCCGTGACGCAGCCCGCGTCGGCGACCTCGCTCAACATCGAGGAGGAGCGCCTCGCCACGATGTACGCCGGTAAGGAGAAGCTCCTCAACCCGCCGGCACCGAAGGCGAAGCGATGAGCGAGAGCGTGAAGCATCGCGAGGCGATGGAGCGCATGACCTCGCAGCTGGTGCGCTCGGGCGTGCCAGAGCAGCGAGCCCGCGAGGAAGCGCGCAAGCGTGCGATTGAGGCAGATAGACGCGAACGCGATAAGCGCTGACAGGCAGGGGGCACGATGACCATTTCTGAGACGCTCTACACGGCACGCTTCCGGGCACCGGATGCGATCCAGCGGGGCGTCAACCAGACCATCGCTTGCCCCACCTACCGTCTTGGCGTCATCGCCACGCCCGCCTCGGGCACGGTAACGGTCTACAAGGCGGATCAGACCACAATCGTGAACGCCGCTGTGGTGACCATCGCTCCGGGCAGCTGGGCGACCTACACGATCCTCGCAGGCGTGACCTCGCCGCTCCAACTCGAGGAGGGCTACCTAATCGAGTGGACCCTCGTCATGCCGGACGGGCTTACGCACATCTTCCGGCAGGACGCCGCGTTGGTGCGTCGTGAGCTCGCTCCGGTCGTGACGGATGCCGACCTCATCCGCCGGCACTCGGACCTTCCCCAGCTGCTCGCGAACGGGTCGACCACGTACCAGGACTACCTGGACGAGGCGTGGGCGACGATCATGCTGCGCCTCATCGCGAATGGGCGACGACCCTACCTCGTGATGAGCCCTAGCGCGCTCCGCGACGTGCATCTCAACTATACGCTCCACCTCATCTTCCTGGACTTTCAGACCTCGGCAGGCGACGGCGGGCGCTGGCAGGCCCTCGCCGACTACTACCGTGCGGCCTACACCGAGTCCTATGGCCAGCTGAGCTTCGTCTACGACGAGTCCGACACGAACAAGGTAGACGCGACCAAGCGCAAGAGCGGTAGCTCGCAGGTCTGGCTGAATGGCCGTGGCGGCGGTCCCGTTCTAGGCCCGAGGTGGTACTAATGGCGGCGAAGACAGTACGGCAGCTCCGCGAGGACGTGACCACGCGCGTTGCTACGCTCGCCACGTGGAAAGAGTCGCGGGTGGCTCCCGACAACTTCGGGCGAGACGCGGACCTCAGCTCGGGCGTGTGGTTCGTCGTGCACGTCGCCGAGACGCAGGACCTGCGCGCCTACCGCGGCAAGCCTGCCGAGGGCACGCTGGTCGAGTCAACGCTCATTGTCCGCTACTCCTGGCGTCTCGCGCCGAAGGACATGGCGGGCACGTACGACAACGCGCTCGATGGCGAGCAAGCCGTAATCAATAAGCTCATGGTCTATGACGCGACGTGGCCGCTCAGCTACAAGTTCCAGTTCGTCCGCGTTACCCGTGAGACGAACGATGTCGGCGAGTGGGTCGTCGGCTCCGTCGAGTTCCGCGTCGTCCACACTCTTCCGCTTCAGTGAGGTGACATCATGGCCGCATCGACCGTAATCAAGAACTTTCGCGATGCAACGGTACTTTTCAACGACGGGACCACCCCGACGCCTCTGGCCGTGACGCTCAGTCTGGAGTCGGGAGACTTCGCGCTGACCGGGCTCAACCAGGGCAACACGGAGTCGACGACGTACCTCGACCGCGGCGAGCTCGGGTCCGTCCGTCTCACGTCGCGGACGTTCCCCACCTTCTCGGTGTCGTGCCACATGGCCGATCTGTCCGACGCTACCGACAAGCTCATCTGGGACGCGATCAACAAGACCGGCGCGTTCTCCGCGGCGCAGAGCACAATCTTGGGCTCGGATGTCTACGGTCTCAAGGTGACGCTCACGATCGAGGGTACGAACTTCGGCGACACGGCAGACCACGTCATCGTGATGAACGGGTGTCACTGCACGATCGACTTCGCGGAAGGCGACCCCAACTCCTTCACCATCAACGGCACGATCTACGGGACCATCACCGCGACCTAATAGGCCGCGTGTGCAAGCGAGGCGCTCCCCGTGCTACGGTGCGGGGGGCGCTTTCGCGTCTCAGGAGCAACCATGATGACCGTTCAACTCGGGACGCACACTGTCCCGCTCAAGGCCCCCGCCTCGTTCCTCATTCGCCGGGAGATCGCGCTCGCCGTCGGCACCAACGCTATCCGTGGCCTGTGCGCCGCTCTCGGCGTGTGCTGGGCCGGGAAGCCGCTTAGGGCGAAGTACAACTACGCCCCTCTGCCCTACGGTGGCGAGGTCTTCGATGAGCTGCTGACGCTGGGCATCCCTGAAGCGGAGATCTACGCCGCGGCGAGCAAGGCGCTTGAGCTCTGTGTGGACGTGCCGACGGAAGACGGCGTC